GATGTAGATTATGATCTTGATCCAGATTTAGAATTTGTAGAGGATGGTGATTGGGCATCCGTTAGAAAATTTACACACGCTTCAACTATAATAGATTATTTTCATGATGAGTTAACTCCTCAAGAAGTAGCCAAATTAGAAGATTCTTCTATATATGATACTGAATCATCTATATGGTATGGTAATAGATCGGGATCAGAACAAAGACGAAATGAATCTAGATTAATAGAAGTTATAACTGTTTATTGGAAATCCAGGAAAAGAATAGGATTTTTAACTTATTTAGATCCACTGACAGGATCAATGGAAGAACAAATAGTTCCAGACGGATTTAAGATGCCCCCAGAATTAAAACAAATGGGAGCTATACTTACTTGGGAGTGGACTAATGAAGTTTGGGAAGGAACAAGAATTGGTAAGGATATGTACGTAGGTTTAAGGCCTGTACTAAACCAGAGAACATCTATGGATAACCCTTCTAAATGCAAATTACCTATCAATGGTAGGAGGTACTCTGATTATAACTCTAATAATATATCCCTCTGTTCTCTGGGGATTCCTTACCAACTAAATTATAATATTTTTAAATATCGTTTAGAAGTAGCTATTTCTAAATCTAAGGATATTATAGCTCAGTTTGATATTAATATGATCCCTAAGAAATGGGATATGGATAAATTTATGTATTATGTAGATGCTACAGGTATAGCTTGGGTTGATTATAATAAGGAAGGAATTAATTTATCACCTCAACATCAAGCAGTATTAGATTTATCTATAAAAACTATTGAACAATATATTGTACTGTTAGATTCTATTGTAATGGAATGGGAAAGAGTGTCTGGTGTTAATAGACAAAGACAAGGAGAAGTTGGACAGTATGAAGGAAAAGCTACATCTCAACAAGCTATTATGCAATCCTCTCATATTACTGAAGATATATTTAAGAAATTTTCATCTTTAGAGCAAAGAGATCTTCAAGCATTATTAGATTATTCTAAGGAAGCATGGGTAAAGGGTAAGAAAACTATGTATGTTATGCCAGATGGAACTAAAGAATTTTTATCAGTGGATCCTATATCTCATATGGAAAGTGAATATGGGGTATTTGTATCAGATTCAGGGGCAGATTTAGAAAAGAAATTAAAAGTAGAATCTTTAGCACAGTCTATGATTCAAAATGGAGTACCAGCATCTCTGGTTACAGAGGCTATAGATTCAGACAGCTTCACTCAAATTAAATCTAAGATTAAAGAAGCTGAATCACATATGGAAGAATTAGCCCAAGCTCAACAAAAAGCTCAACAAGAAATGCAAGAAAAACAAATGCAACTGGAACAAATGAAGATGGAGAATGAAAATCTTAATAAAGAGAAAGATAGACAAGTTGAGATTGAGAAAGCATTAATTTCTGCAGAAGTATCTGATAAGACAGAAATAGAGATGGAGAAAATAGTAACTAATAAAGATATTAAAGAGCAAGAGATTAGAGTCAAAGAGAAAGAACTTGAAATTAAGAAACAAGAGGTTACTATAAAAAGTAAAGATCAGCAAGAAGACGCTAGGTCTAATAAAGCTGATGAAGCTATTGACAGATTGAAAATACAGGTTGATGCAAGAACAGCAAATGCTGATAGATCTGCTGATGTTAGTAAGGCCAATGCAGATAGAAACTCAAAAGGTCCTAGTGAGAAATAAAGATCGTTTAGAAATAATAAGGGATGCTAAGGCTTCTGGTTATACTGGAAGTTATATAGAATTATTTCAGAATAAACGAGATGAAGATAACAAGCATATAGAGGCTAATACTGATAGGGAAATAAGGCAGGGTTTAGAAGGTGCTAGCTATGGGACTTCAGCACAGTTAAATTTTGATAAATTAGAACCACATACATTAGAAGGGAGACAATCATATCCTGTTGAAGTAACTGCAGATGGATTATATCAAGGCGTATTAGCTCCTGGTGAAGAGAATTTTATAGTTGATACATCTTCAGAAGTTGAGGAAATTCCTATGATCAAATATGGGGGAATAGCTATAAGACAATATCAAGGTGAAGATCAAGAAAATATAGTTAGTACAAAGGATTCTAATATTGCTAATTTTACTAAAAAGGTACAACAGCATCAAATTGATGCTGATAAAAGCGGATCAGTAAATATAACTCCCCAGATACTAGAAAGAATAAAATACACTCAAACAGATTTATTTAGACAACGGAAAGCTCTAGAACATTATCATATTTATGGCGAACAGCCTTCATGGGCAACAGACGATGAAGAGTGGGCTGAAAGGATAAAAGAGGAAATAGCTGGTCTTTATAAGGGAGGAACACAAGCTAAACTTGTACGTCCTGAGGTGTTACCACACATAAAGGGACAACCAATTGGCGGGTATATGAGCACAGAGGAGAAAGACTATAAAAGAATTTACTTAAGCAACGAACTTTATGAGGATCCCTCTGGTACTATGTTTAGTCAGAATTTGGGAGGAATGGGCGAGATAGTAGCAAGACATGAAGTGGGTCACAGATCTAATGCATATGGACCCTTTGGAATGAGAGAACCTACAGAAGGTGATCCTGACAAACACGCTAAATATAATGCATATTATAAACATTTAGCTAGTTACATGACATATGGAGAATCGTCATATACGGATTCCGATACTGGAGAGCTTATAGAACTAGGTCCTAGAATTGGGGAAGACGCTCAATATACAAATAGACCTACTGAAGGAAAGTCATTTAAATGGAGCTTCGAAACAGGTTTAAAAGATGCTGGTGTTTGGAATTATGAATCCGAAGTTTTTGGAGATGAGCAATATCAAAAACTTTTAGATATGAGCTGGGATGATTATTTTATTGCAATGGGAGGTTCTACTAATTATTCTTCTGGAATAGGTTTGCATGAGATTAAAAGACAACAATTTCTTTTATCTAAAATGGATTCAGATGATGAGGGCTATGAAGAAAAGCAAAAGTTAATAGAAGAATTATCAACTGATCCAGATAGAAAGTCTAATATTATAGGATTTATGGAAGGATGGACTTCTTTTAAAGAAGATTCTGAAGACTCTGAAGATCCTGCCAGGGCAAAATATGGGGGTATTCCTCAAACTTTATCTAAATATCAAAATGGTGGATTTAGGAGACAAGATAGTCTTGATATATATAACAAACAAACCCATTTAAATAAATTAGCAAATGAAATAAATTCTCATATTTCTAAAAATACAGCAGATAATAATACTATTGCTGGATTATTCGGTGACCTTAGCAATCTACAGTTTGAGTATTTTAAAGAGTATTATGAAAAAGGCCAAGATTCAAAAGATAATCCTTTTACCTTAAGCCAGCCTAATACAGGATTGGCTGATTCAGAGGGAAACTTTAATACACGAAAACAAACATGGCAGGCTAATAAATATAAAACAGTTAAACCTAGTAAAAACCCTAAAACAACTGGGGGCATCAAGCAACAAAGTGTAAGCTCTCTTAAAACACTTAAAGAAAAAGTTAAAGAGCATAATGAAAAAATGGGGTGGAATACGGAGATAGAGAGTATACCCATTACACATACTGGACAGTCTAAGTGGATGACAGATAATTGGGACATATACCAAGGAGATGATTATATAGCTTCAGGTAAGGTACCTTATCCACCTCAACCAGGAGATACATTACATTTTCAAGAACTTGGTGGTTCAGGAGTAGGAGATTCAAAACATGATCGACCATACTATTATATAGAACGAGCTAAAATCCCACAAATACCAATAAAACAAGCAGAACTTCTTCCAACTACAACAGAAGAACCTGTACTAGAAAAAGCTACTCCTATAGAATATGAGTCTCTAGAGGATAAGGTAAAAGATGTTAGTTTTAGTTATTCAAATTCCGGGGGAGCTGATGATGCTGATGTAATAGACAAACATGGAAGATATTTTACACTTACATTAAAAGATGGTTCTAAAATGAGGTTAGCGCCACAAACATATAGAAATTATTTTGGTACAAAAGGGTTAGTTGGAAAATACAAAGGTAAAGAGTTAAAAGTATTTAAAAGAGATGGAGGATTTGTTAATAAATATCAAGGAGACAAGAGTAGTGGTATAGTTTCTAAATCTCCTCCTCCATATCAATTTCAGTGGGGAGAACCTGAACCACCTGAACCAGATTACTTTAATATATTTAAAACAGCTACTTTAGAAAATGAAGAATTAAGATTATCAGGATATACTCCAACATCTTTATCAGGAGCAACAATAGGTCAGGGATTTGATGTAGGTCAATTTAGTACTACACAACTAAATAATATGTTTGGAGATAATCCTGCATTATTGAAAAAGTTAAAACCCTATGCGGGATTAAGTACTAAAGCTTCAATAACTGATAAAGGATTAAAAGCAAAAAATTTAAAGATTACAAACAAAGAATCAGAATATATAAATAAAGTATTTTTTGCTAGGAACTTTAAAGCTTTAGAACCTTACATTCAGGGAGAAGGAGCTACAGAAGAAAATATAGGAACCTTATTTAGTCTTAGACATTGGGCAGGTAGATTAGGTCCAGGTACTAAGAAGTTATCTCCAAAGGGTACTAACTATATTTGGAACGCTATACAAGATAAAGAATATACTACTCAAGATTTATTAGATGCTATAAGAAGTACTAAAGCTGATTTGGGGATAGAGAAGTCAAAAACGGCTCAGTATAATACTCTTGAGAGATTTGAAGAGAAATTGAAGAAATTAGTGGAGGAAGAAACACCACAAAAAGTGATATATAATAAAGACTATATAGAATAAAAAAAAAGATTTTAATAATAACTAAATAATAACTAAATAATAATTAAATTTGTAAAATTATGGCAGATGCAGAAAACAAAATTAAACTAGAAGACATCACTTTTGAGGATGTAATTGGTGAAGGTATTCAGGAAACTCCAGTGGAGGAACCTAAAAAAGAAGAGCCTGAGGTTGAGGCTACTTTAGAAGATTCATCTATAGATGAAGATATTCAAGAAAAGAAAGAAGAACCAAAGAAAGAAGAAGTTATAGAAGTTGAAGAACCTAAAGCAGAAGTAAAAGAAGAATCTATACACGAAGATGTAGAAGTAGAAGATACTTTAGTCTCTGAGATAGCTACAAAATTTGGATATGAGTTGGAAGGAGATTATGAAGATACTTCTGAAGGATTAATTGAGATGACTAAAGAGTTAGCTAATAAGGTAGCAGAAGGTCAACTTGATAAATTGTTTGTTGCTTTTCCAGATGTTAAAGAGCATTTAGAATATGCTATGAATGGAGGAGATTCTAGACAATTTATATTAGGAAATAATGCTATTAAAGATTTAAAGGACTTTACTATAACTGAAAATAATATAAATTCTCAACAAGCAGTGATGGCAGAATACCTTAAAATAAAAGGACATGATCAAAACTTTATTTCTGAAATGATAAGTGATTATACAGAAAGTGAAAAGTTATATGATAAAGCTGTAAAAGCAAAAAAAGCTTTAATCACATATCATGAGAATGTAAAAGATGAACAGATAAAACAACAAGATGAGGACAGGAGAGTTACTGAACAAGAACAGAAGAAATTCTGGGATGGGGTACATGATACTATCAGTACCGGAAAAGAGTTTAAAGGTATAACTATTCAAGAAAAGGATAAATCTGATTTCTTTGATTTTATATCTAAACCTGTTAATTCTCAAGGAGTGACTAAGAGAGATCAAGCATATGGTGAGGCAGATGTCGAAACTAAACTAGCAATAGATTACTTATTGTATAGTAAGTTTGATTTAAAATCTCTTGTATCAAAGAAAGCTAAGACCAAAGCTTCTAAAGATTTAAGGTCTAGATTAAAAGCATCAGGTAATAAAATAAAAACTGCTGGTAAAGGAGTTAAAGCCTCAAAAGGTAGTTTTGATGTTGATGATCTAGATTTAGATTTAGGAAACTGGTCATAAAATAACCCCAAAACAGGGAGATAGGGGCCCTATTTAAAATTGTTAACAAAATGCAAGTACTAAAGACGTATTATAATGACGCGCAAATGACAGATTCGAATAGTCTGGCAAATGCTTTGATGGAAAGGCCAACTGAGCTTTCTCCTATTATTACGCACTTAGCTGGAAAAGAAGACAGAAAGTTCCCTGTGACAATGTTAACTGAAGGAGTAGGTAATACGAAATCTATTGATAGATGGGAGTATGAATACCGCGTTAAAACTCATGAAGTTAATGTACGTCCACTGGTGCTAGCTGCATCATCGGCAGATGGAGCAAGTGGTGCTCCTTTTACTCTTACTTTCCCAGATAAGTGGTTTATATTCCCATATACATTAATCTCTGCAAATGGAACTCAAGCTAGAATTATGTCTGAGCCTGTTGCAGCGGCTGGTGGAGTTGGATATGATTATTCATGTCAGTTAGTTGAACCAGGATCTGCTGGTCTAGCTGCTGGTGATTTCGAGTTAGGTGCCAATTGGGCACAAATGTATGCGAATGTTGGTTTAGTCTTTTCTAGAGGTAACGCTTCTAATTGGTCTGCTCCAGGTATGGTTCGTAACAAAATTGGTACAGTTAGAAAATCTTATCATTTCGCAGGAAATGCTAAAGATTATGTAGCTGAATTTTCTTTACCTGTTAAAGGTGGAAAAACTACCAAACTTTGGATGGATTATGAAGAGTATACACATATGCTTCGATTTAAAGAAGAATGTGAGTTAATGTATTGGTATGGTGAAAAGAGTTATGATAGTAATGGTTTAACTACTATGGTAGATGAAAATGCTCAACCTGTAATTACAGGTCCGGGTCTTTTACAACAAATTGTTAATAAGGACACTTATTCTACTCTTACTGAGGCTAAACTAAGAAATGTTCTCGGTGATTTATTTTATGGAATGACCGATGGCAATGATAAACAAGTTACACTATTTACGGGTACAGGTGGTATGCGTGAATTTGATAACGCATTAAAGAATTCTAGTCAAGGATTCCCTACAGCTGCTGCTACACCGTGGGTTGTTAATGCTGATAGTAAATTTATTACTGGTTCCGGAAGATCTTTAGGAATGACTGGTTACTTTACTCGATATGATCATATTGATGGTCATTCAGTAAATGTAGTTAAACATCCTATGTTTGATCACGGTCCTGTTGCTGATGCTGCTACAAAGCACCCAACAACTGGATACTCTATGGAATCTTATAGAATGGTGTTTGTAGATCAATCTAATTATGATGGTCAACCTAACTTACAAATGATCAATAAAAAAGGTCGTGAGTTGTTACGTTGGGCAGTTGGTGGTTCTGTAGTTCCTAGAGGTTTCGACCAAGGAAATGCTAGAGCTTCTGATATTGATGGTGCTAGTGTACACATGCTTAAGACGGCAGGTATTATACTAAGACGTTTCGATACATCATTAGATATTACATGTACAGCATCATAAAGAAACATTGCTAGGAAACTAGCACTGTGTTGCATCGTAGTCTATATATTTAGTTTTAAAGTAGTGGGGGTGAAACTCCCCCTCTATTTTAAATATTAGATTACAAAATTAGGTGAGTTATTCTTTACAACCGCTAATTAAAACTTTAAAAGAACTTAATTATGATAAAAAAAGTATGGCTTAGAAGAAAAGAAAATACTTTAGACCATTTACCTGAAGCTGTTCGAATAGCAGCTCAAGTAAGATTAGGAAGTGTTTTCGCTGGCAGACAACCTTTGAAAGGAGTAGAAGGTGAGGAAGCTAAAAAATTATTTGATGGAATTTTACCAGTAGACAAAGATCATCAAGACTGGCCACATTACGTGAACAGATATTGGATTGAGTTAAGTGTTAAAGTTCCGTTTGAAGGGGTTGAACTAGAAGTAGGTAAGGATGAAAATGATAAACCTTATAATGTAGATGATTATCTAACTTATAGGTTTGCTTTAAAACACCCGCACTGTGGGGGTAGTAAAGAGGAGATGACAAGTAAAAATAGGTTTTATTTACATGATCCTAAACGAGATGAAATGGAGAAGGCTAAAGTAGTAAGACTTAGAAAAGATGCGGATAAGGAATATATTAAAGCGTCTAGTGATGAGAAAACTATGGACAGATTAATTCGTTTACTATCAAATTCAAAACCTGAGACATTAAATTTGGATCAAAAAGAAACTATTTTATATGAACTTAAAGGTAAAGAGCCTTCTAGGTTTATTAAAGTAGCTAGAGATAAGAACTTAGAGCGTAAAGCAGAGATTGAAGAAATGATTTCAGCTGGAGTTTTAAGGAAGATTGGAAATCAGATTATTTATATAGATGAGGTATTAGGTGAGACTATCGAAGATACTATTGTTTATATGAAGAATAAGAAGAATTCTGGAACATTAACAACATTAAGAGCAAAACTTAAAGAAGTAGTTATTTAATGACTGTAGCAGAAATGCATATAGCTGTCAACCAAGGGGTGCAAAAAATTGCATCCCACCAGGTTGACATATTATTACCAGAAGAGATTGATCTAGAACTTAACAAAGCTCAAATAAAATTCGTTAAGCAAAGATATAATCAATTTGGTAATAGATATATGCGTGGATTTGAGCAATC